TATTCTCTAAAGTGTTGTTTTTAAGCAACGGGGGAGGGGGTAAGTTTATGCAGTTTTTCCCCGGGGTACCACCCAAGTTCACAAGAGAGTAAAACTAAGAAAACCCTGCACTAAATGTAGTATATTATGGAGTAAAACGTCCTAGATATAGGGTAAGTTAAGTCTATGATTTATAAAGAAAATATATATTAAATGAGAATCGTTATCATTAAGACGAAATAGGGGACAGAGACGATCCAGAAAGTGTGCACTTAGAGCTACTTAGAAGTCACTAAAATGTATCGTATAGTATACAAAAAGATAAAAATGTTAACAATAAGAAACAAAAGTAAAATAACACTTGACAAATCAAAAAAAGTATGATATAATAGTTGTACTATAAAGAAAACACTTAGAGCTACTGATTATAGTTAATAATAATTAAGTAACTTTAAAGTAACTTATAAGTAGAGTCTTCTTGATTTCATCAAGGTAAAGGATATATGGATATTGTCGACAAACCTAAAGGTAAGCCCGGAAGACCTAAGAAGGAACTTATAGAGTCTAAGCGTAAGCCCGGCAAAGTAGGAAGACCTGCAGGTGACACTTACAGGATTCAAGAGTTAAAGGCTAGATTGTTAGCCACAACAGGCGATAAAGTAATTGATAAGATTGTGTCGATTGCTATGACTGATGGACACCCTGTTCAATCAGCTGCCCTCAAGATGTGTATTGATAGAGTATTACCTATCAGTTACTTTGAAAAGGACAAGAACAGTGGAGCAAGACCTTCGGTTAACATTACTATCACCGGTGTTGGTGGTGAGCAAACTGTTATTAGTGGGTCTGATAACGTTACTGATATTACAGACGTGGAGTACGAGGAAAATGGAGAAAGTTGAGTATCTCTCTCAGTTGATGGAATCTTACGGTATTCCTCAGACTGCTCAAGCAGCTTTGCTTGGTAATATCCACGTAGAGACTGGTGGAACATACGATCATGCCACTAAGCAAAGAGGTGGTAGAGGTTATGGTTTATTCCAGTTTGATTCTCATAACAAGCCTTACAAAGCTATGTTGAAGTCTGAGAAGATGAAGGATAGTCCTGATGCTCAGATGAAGTACTTTATGGACACTGTGTACGGTGATAAACAAGATATCATTGGTAGAGGTGTAGCTAAGGAATTAAGATCTGCTATGGAATCTGAACAAGATCCTTATGCATTGACTGAGGTGTTGGCTAACAAGTGGTTTAGACCGGGTAAGCCTCACTTAGAGAAGAGATTAGAAGCTACTAAGATGTACGTACCAGCACAAGAAGAAAAACAAGTTAACACTGGTTTAAATGAGTTGTTGGGTGGGTTTGGTTATCTAAAGGATATGTTTAACTTTGGCAAACCTTAACGTAGAACTATTACCTTGGCAGCAAACAGTCTTTGGAGATGATACTAGATTTAAGGTTATTGTCGCTGGTAGACGTTGTGGTAAGTCTAGATTATCAGCTGTATCGTTACTCATTGAAGGTTTGAAGTGTCCTAAGGGTTCAGCTGTAATGTATGTTGCTCCTACTCAAGGACAAGCAAGACAGATTATTTGGGATCTATTATTAGATCTTGGTAGAGAAGTTATAGCATCTACTCATGTGAACAACTTAGATATCACATTGATTAACGGTGCTAAGATTTATGTTCGTGGTTCAGATCGTCCTGATACACTTCGTGGTGTGTCGTTAACATACCTAGTATTGGACGAAGTAGCTGACATTAAGCCTGACACTTGGGAGAAGGTACTACGTGCTGCTCTATCTGACAAGAAAGGTAAAGCTTTATTCATTGGTACTCCTAAGGGACGTAACTGGTTCTACGATATGTATAACCTTGGTGAGTCTCATGAAGGAGGGTGCTAAGAAAACATTAAGTACTTTTGCTTTCAAGCAGGAATACGAAGCTTCTTTCGATAACGCTGGTGCAGGTATATTTAAAGAAGAATGGTTTAAGATGGGTGTTGAACCTGAGTATGGTTCATACTACATTGCAGTTGACTTAGCTGGTTTCGAAGAAGTCTCCAAAGGCGGTAACAAGAAGAGACTAGACGAATCAGCAATAGCGATTGTTAAAGTAACAGATGAAGGTAAGTGGTTTGTTAAGAAGATTGACCATGGTAGATGGGATATCAAAGAGACAGCTGCTAAGATCCTAGGACATATCAGAGAGTACCAGCCAATGGCTATTGGTATTGAACGAGGATCACTAAAGAACGCTGTGTTGCCATACCTAAGCGACTTGATGAGAAAGAATAACGTATTCGCTCACATTGAAGATCTTACGCATGGTAATAAGAAAAAGACTGATCGTGTTGTATGGGCTCTTCAAGGCAGGTTTGAGCATGGTCGGATTGTTCTTAACAAAGAAGAGGATTGGGATGAATTTAGAGACCAATACATGATGTTCCCAACCCCTAACGTGCATGATGACTTGATTGATGCTCTAGCTTATATCGATCAATTATCTGTAACTACATACTTCTCAGATGATGAAGAAGACGGTGTAGAACCCTTAGATTTTATATCAGGATACTAATATGAGTATTGTAAGCAAACTATTTGGCGATATGATGCCAGACTTAAAAGAAACTCCTAAGATGTTTGAGATGCCTCCTGCACAGGATCAGCAATTAATTAATCTTGCATTAAAGAACTCAAACATGGCTACTCAAGAGCCGGCTAAGAAACCTACAGTGGTTCTTGACTTAGGTAAAAAGCTCAGTGCTTCTAGATCTCCTGAAAAGATGGAAGCTATCAAAGCAGAGATTATTGATGCTGTCACAGCTAATCCAGATGCTCTTGCAGAGATTCAAGTTCTAGCAAAGAAGTATGCCAAGCCTAAGACTGCTAAAGAAGCAGAACTTGCTACATTCTTTGATTCTATTCTTAACCCACCAGAGGCTCAACCGCAGTTCTCTGACGTATCCCAATCAACAATTCCACAACCTTTTGAAGGAATGTAAGCATGGCTGAATTTAATGACGATATGATTGAACCTAAAGAGGAAGCTGAAAAAATTAATGAGCGTCTATTCCGTGGTGAATGGGCAGCTGAAGATAAGATGCGTGAATCAGAAAGATCTCGTATCGTTACTCCTGCTTTGCAACAAGCTATCGAAGGTAAGCAAGCAGAGATCTCTGAAGCAGTCTTTGGACGTGGTGAGTGGTTTGATATCCAAGATGATAACATGGATCAACAACCTGAAGATATTGCACTTGTACGTAATCAAATGCATGAAGACTTCAAGTACAGTAAGATTAAGAAAGCTGTTGACAGCGTTATCTTGTTAGCTGAGCTCTATGGTACTGGTATCGGTGAGATCACTGTATCTGAGAAGAACATCTATGCTCCAGCTACTCAATCAATGGAAGGTGAACAAGCTGCAATGATTGGTGTGATGGAGAAGTCACAGTTCATGGTTGGCTTAAACCCTATCAATCCTCGTAACTTCCTTATCGAACCTAACGCAACTACTGTAGAAGATTCTCTTGGTGTAGCTATCGAAGAGTACATGTCTTTACATACAATCGTTGAAGGTATGATGAAGGGTATCTATCGTAAGGTAGACATCCAAGCTTCTTACGACACAATGGACATCGAACGTACACAAGAAGATGTAGTGTATCGTGATGGTAAAGTACGTGTGGTTCGTTACTACGGTAAAGTTCCTCGTGAATATCTAAATGGTGTAGAAGAGATTACAGACATCTTCACTGGTGAAGCTGATGACTATCAAGACCTAGTAGAAGCTATCATTGTTATTGCTGATGACCAGTACTTGTTAAAGGCTGAAGAGTCACCATACATGATGAAGGATCGTCCTGTAGTAGCTTACCAAGCAGATACTATGCCGGGACGCTTCTGGGGTCGTGGTACAGCTGAGAAGGGCTACAATATGCAGAAAGCTATTGATGCTCAGATCCGTTCTCACCTAGATTCTCTAGCATTGACTACAGCACCTATGATGGCTATGGATGCAACACGTCTTCCTCGTGGTGCTAAGTATGAAGTTAAAGCAGGTAAGAACCTATTAGTTAACGGTAATCCTAATGAGATTATGATGCCGTTTAAGTTCGGTAATACAGATCCTGCTAACATGCAGACTGCTTCTACATTCCAATCTATGCTTTTACAAGCTACCGGTACTATGGATTCAGCTGCTATGCCGGGTCAAGTAGCAGGTGGTGAAGCATCAGGTGCTGGTTTGTCGATGGCTTTGTCAGGTTTGATGAAGAAGAACAAACGTACTCTAATCAACTTCCAAGAAGACTTCTTAATGCCTTTGATTCAAAAGTCAGCTTGGAGATTCATGCAGTTTG